TAATACTAATTGCTATAAAATATATTTTGATTCGGGTGAAGAATTAATTTCAGATGAAAGGCATCTATGGGAAATAAATGTTGATAATAAAGTAAGAATATTAGAGACTGCTCAAATTTATAAATCATATATTGAAAATAAAAAATTATACATCAAGTCTGCAATAATACCTGATGGGTATAAAAAAACTAATAAAAATTTTCCTAAAAATGGGAAGCATTTAATTATAAAAGTAGAAAAAACTAAATCCACTCCTGTTTGCTGCATTACAGTAGATAATGAAAATCATCTTTTTGTATGCGGTAATAATTTTATTAGCACACATAATTCAGGAAAATCAACTACAGCAGTTTCTTATCTTTTACATTATGCAATATTTAATGATAGTGTAAATATTGCAATCCTAGCTAACAAAGCTCAAATAGCAAAAGACTTACTTTCAAGATTGCAATTAGCATATGAGAATTTACCAAAATGGTTACAACAAGGCGTAAAAATTTGGAACAAAGCATCATTAGAATTAGATAACGGTTCTAAAATTATTGCAGCTTCAACCTCTGCTTCATCCGTTCGTGGTGGAACTTATAATATCATTTTCCTGGACGAGTTTGCGTTCATTCCAAATAACATTGCAGAAGAATTTTTCCGCTCAACTTATCCAACAATTACTTCAGGTAAAAATACAAAAGTTATAATCATTTCAACTCCAAAGGGAATGAATATGTACTATAAGTTGTGGACAGAAGCTGAAAGAAAGTTAAATGAATATATTCCAACCGAAGTACATTGGTCAGAAGTTCCAGGTAGAGACCAAAGATTTAAAGAGCAAACAATTGCAAACATTGGTTCCGATGCGTGGAATCAAGAATTTGAATGTTCGTTTCTTGGTTCTGCAGGAACTCTTATATCTGCATCAAAGATTAAAACCTTAATTTATGATAAGCCCATATCAAAAAGTGGTGGATTAGACATTTATAGCCCCGCAGATAAGGATAGCCAATATCTTATAGTAGCAGATTGCTCTGAAGGTGTTGGGAAAGATTATCATGCATTTATAGTTTTTGATGTAACTAAAATTCCATATACTATAGCAGCAAAATACAAAAATAATATGCTAAAGCCAATGCTATTAGCAGAGATTATAAAGACTACTGCGGTTGCATACAATAATGCATATGTTCTTATTGAAATCGCAAGCGTTGGAGAGCAAGTTGCAAAGACTGTTCACTATGATTTAGAATATGGAAATATGTTGATGAGTACAGTTAATGGTAGAGCAGGTCAAGTTATTGGGCAAGGATTATATGGTAGAAATAGTCAATATGGTCTTAAAATATCTAAACAAGTAAAAAGGGTCGGTTGCTCTAACTTAAAGACTATTATTGAAGATGATAAAATTTTAATTAGAGATGTTGAAATTATTAGTGAGTTGACTACATTTATTGCTAAAAATAATTCATATGAAGCAGAAATTGGCTGTAATGATGATTTAGTAAGCTGTTTAGTTATTTTTGCTTGGTTGATAGTTCAAGATTATTTTAAAGATTTAACTAATAATGATGTTCGGAAGAAAATATCAGAAGAGCAAAAAGAGCAGCTAGATTTGGAGTTAGCTCCTCTTTGTTTTTTTGATAACGGAACTAATAGCGATGAGAAAACCATTGATGTGGAGACTGGAGATGTGTGGCTAAATGCCGATAATTTTCGTAACTCAATTTATGAAACTTTTGATGTTGACCCATATGCAGGAAGTTATAATAATTGGTAATATCTAAAATTGCTTTTTTATAAATACCTACAGGTAAAATAGGCATCTTATAGAGGTATTCAGATGGCGGTAAATTTAGTATCCCCTGGTGTTAAAATTAGGGAAGTTGATTTAACTATTGGAAGAATAGACCAAGCCAATGAGCAAATCGCAGCTTTTGCGGGACCATTTTCTAAGGGTCCGGTAAATCTTCCTATTTTGATTCAAACAGAACAGCAACTTCTTGATGTTTTTGGTAAGCCAAAAATTGAAAATAACCAAAGTCTATATTGGTTACACGCATCAAATTATCTATCTTATGGTGGAATTCTTCAGGTAGTTCGCGTAGGTAGTAGCGCCTCAACCGCTATGAATAATGCATATTATCCTGCATCTGTTGGTATTGGTTCAACTGCAAATATAAAAATTAAATCAGTTGAAGATTATAATAATAAAAATCAGGCTCAGGTTAATAATGTGAATAGTTATGATTCGTCTCTAACTAAATTTTATTATGCTGCAAAAAATCCTGGAACCTGGGGAAATAATCTAACTGTATATACAATTGATGCTGCTGCAGACCAAACTATAAGTGGAATCGGTACGACCAGTTTAGTTGTGGGGTATGGTGTAAGTGTTACGTTAAATTCTAGAGTATATGCTGGTTTAGGTGCGACTAGTATTTTTAATGGTTACTTAAAAGGTATTATCACTGGAATCGGACAGTCTTCAGCAGACGTAAAATTAATTTCAAGATATTCTACTGATACTGGTATTGCAGAATATATTGATTATTCAAGCAATAATCCTCTTTATTCTATACAAAGTGGAGACACTATTCAATTTATAAATAATTCAAATTCAGTAGTATCTACAGCATCAAGTGGATATATTCCATCAGATTGGTATAATAATCAAACATTAGATGTAGGCAATTCTACTGTTTATTGGAAAAATATTGCAGAGAGACCTTCAACTTCAGAATATGTTCAATCAAATGGTGGTAAAAATGATGAATATAATCTCATTGTTGTAGATGCTCAAGGTAAAATCAATGGAAATCCTGGAGAAATTTTAGAAAGATATTCCAAATTGTCTAAAGCAAAGGACGGTAAAATTTCTCCATCACAATCTACTTACTATAAAGATTATATTCGTGATAATTCAGCTTATATATTTGCTGGGGTAGCACCTGCTGGGGTTGCTTCAAAATTTGCAGCAATTAACAACTATTCCGCATATAGCTCAGGCTCTTGGGGTAGTGCAGCTTTGGGTACATTCTTTAATGTCGTTGGAAATCAGAAATATGTTTTAGATTATGGAACAGATTATAGTGTAATCTCCAATGATTATGCAGTATCATTAAGTGATATTACAACCGCATATTCCTCATTTGAAAATCCCACTGCATATAAAGTTAATTTTATTATCCAAGGACCTTCTAATGGGAATAGCATTTTTGAAGCCCAAGCTAAAGCAAATTATATTATTTCTTTAGCGGAAAGTAGAAAAGACTGCATTGCAGTTGTATCGGCATATGAAAGTGATGTAGTAAATCAGTCTAATTCTAATACGCAAACTACTAACATCGTTAAATTCTTTAATGGAGTAACCGCAAGTAATTATGCGGTCTTTGATTCAGGCTATAAATATACATACGACCGTTTTAATAATAAATTTGTATATCTTGCTTGTAATTCAGATATTGCAGGATTGATGGCTAGAACTTCAATTAATCAATATCCTTGGTTTTCTCCCGCAGGAGCAGCTAGAGGAGTTCTTAATAACGCAATCAAACTAGCCTATAATCCCTCTGAAGCTCAAAGAGACTTGCTTTACAATAACAAGGTAAATCCTGTTATTGCTGCGCCAGGGCAGGGCATTATGCTATACGGAGATAAGACCGCTTCTGCGTATGTATCCGCATTTGACCGCATTAATGTTCGTATGCTGTTCTTAACTCTTGAAAAGACAATTGAAAGTGCTGCTAGGTCTCAATTGTTTGAATTTAATGATGCTATTACAAGAACTAACTTTGTAAATATTGTTGAGCCATATCTTCGTGATGTTAGAGCAAAGAGAGGTATTACTGAATTTTTACTAATTTGTGATGAATCAAATAATACTCCTGATATTATTGATTCCAATCAATTTAGGGCTGATATTTATATCAAACCTTCAAGAAGTATTAACTTTATTGGACTTACTTTCGTTGCTACCAGAACTGGGATTTCATTCTCTGAAATCGTAGGGACTGTTTAATAAATTCAAAGGAGATTAACAACAATGGCCTCAATCGGAAATTTTCAAGATAGAACTATCTATGACTTCAAAAATCGTCTAACTGGTGGTGGAGCCAGAGCTAATTTATTTGAATGTGAACTTGCATTTCCATCCGCTGTAGTAGTTGACGCGGAAGCTAATAGAGACTTTCGCTTTTTAATTAAAGCGGCACAACTTCCTGCTTCAACATTGCAAACAATGCAAGTTCCTTTTAGAGGTAGAACTCTAAAGCTTGCTGGAGATAGAGTATTTGATACTTGGACTATTACAGTTCTCAATGATACAAACTTCAGACTTCGTAATGCATTTGAAAAATGGAGTAATTATATTAATCGTCACGATGATAACTCTGGTGTTATTACCCCAGCTTCATATCAAAGAGAAATAGTGGTTCATCAATTATCCAGAGGAACTCCATCGGATACTCCCGTAGCAGATACTGCACCTAAAACTGGAAGTGCAATTCCAATTTTAAAATCCTACAAATTATATGGATGCTACCCTTCATCTGTTGATGCAATTCCACTTTCTTATGATACTACAGATACAATTGAAGAATTTGGAGTTACTTTTGAAGTTCAGTGGTGGGATGCTTTTGATGCTGCTGGAGATAAATTATTTGATACTTCTGAGCCAAATGGATCTTTACCTGAAACCACTGCTAGTGGATTAGTTAGAAATCAATTCCTTTGAGTTATGACTACATAAATAGGTTAGATTAACTTTTAAACAATATTATAATGGCTAAATTATTTGGTTTTAAAATTGAGGATACTGGGGAGAAAAAAAATACTAAAATTATCTCCCCAATTCCACCCAATTCAGAAGATAGGTCGGACTACTACATAACAAGTGGATTTTACGGTCAATATGTAGACATTGAAGGAGTTTATAAGAATGAGGCAGATTTAGTTCGTAGATATAGAGAAATGGCGCTTCACCCAGAGTGTGATAGTGCTATTGAAGATGTAGTCAATGAAGGTATTGTATCGGACTTAAATGATAGTCCTGTTGAGATTGAACTTTCAAATCTTAATGCGTCAGATAAGTTAAAGGAAGCAATTCGCAGAGAATTTAAATATATTAAAGAGATTATGGACTTTGATAAGAAAGCCCACGAAATCTTTCGTAACTGGTATATAGATGGAAGAATTTATTACCATAAAGTTATAGATTTAAAAAATCCAACAGAAGGAATTAAAGAAGTTAGATATATAGACCCTTTAAAAATTAAATATATTAGAAAAATAAAAAAAGTTCACGAAAGTACATTATCTGCTCAAGTAAGAGTGATGCTCTCAAGAGGTAATGCAACTGATGAAGTTATGAACCCAAATATTGAGGAATATTACCTATACGACCCGAATGTTGGGTACACTGCAACTCAATCTAATCTTAATACTGCAACATCTGCAGCATCAAAAGCGGTAAAGTTATCAAAAGATTCAATTACATATGTTACATCTGGACTAGTTGATAGAAATCGCCAAACTATCTTATCTTACCTGCATAAGGCAATCAAATCCCTTAATCAATTGAGAATGATTGAGGATAGTTTAGTGATTTATCGTTTAAGTCGCTCTAGTGAAAAAAGAATTTTCTATATTGATATTGGAGGTCTTCCAAGAAATCAAGCAGAACAATATATGAAAGATGTGATGAACCGCTATCGTAATAAATTAATTTACGACCAATGTTTATCGCTAGAAACAAGAATTCCACTTTTAGATGGGAGAATATTATCACTATCTAAAATTATTGAAGAGTATGATAATGGAAAAACTCTTTGGGCGTATTCTTGCGACCCCTCTACAGGAAAATTTGCACCTGGAATTATAAGTTGGGCTGGTATTACTAGAAGAAATGAAAAAGTATTAAAAATTACTTTAGATAATGATGAGTCAATTACTTGCACTCTTGACCACAAATTTCCAGTATGGAATAAAGGAAAAGTTGAGGCTCAAAACCTTATTGTTGGAGATTCAATGATTCCATTCTACACTAGAAATAAATCAATAACTAGTGCTAGTAAAAACTCAAAATACCAACAAATTTATGAAAATGAAACTAAAAAGTGGATATTTACTCATAGGTTAGTTTCAACGTGGAAAGATAAAATTGATATAATTAACGAATATAATTATAATCCATTGAGAATTAATGAAGAGAAGAGAACAGTACATCATAAGGATTATAATCGTTTCAATAATTCCCCAGAGAATTTAACCCGAATGTCTAAAAATGATCATTTTGATTATCATAAGCAACATTCTAGTCAATCTGGAAAAATTGGTGGAAAAGTCTGCGCACAAAGAAGAAAAGAACAAGGAATTCCATATATTAATCTTACTAAAGAGCAAATGAGTCAAAATGGAAAAATATATGGAAAGATTGGAGGCAAAAAATCTTTTGAAAATAAATCTGGAATTCACGGACTATCTAAAGATGAAATTATTAAAAATTCAAAAAAAGGTTCTAATAAGTTAAGAGAATTATTAGAAAATAATGAAGAGTTTAGAACTAATTATTGCAAATCAATTAGTAATGGATGGAAAGAAAAGCAAAGGGAAGATGCTTCAATTAGGGCTAAAAAACTACCAAAGGAGCACTTTATTAAAATTAATAAACTAGCTAATATATCTCGTTGGTATGGCGAAGAGTCTAATCTACAACGTATTAACCACTCTAAAAAACAAACAATAGAATATACTGAACAAGTATTCAACTTAGTTGAAGAGTGTGTTAAAAATAATTACGGATTTGAGAAAACTATAAATTACGTAAATGAAAATCTTAACTTTGAAGAGTGGAGAGAATTAAATTCAAATAAAGTTCCAAGAAAAGGTAAAAGTGAAAGACCTCTTCAGAATTTTAATTATCGCAATTTGACAAATGTTTGTAAGAACCTTGGTTTTAATTCCTGGAAAGATTATAAAAATTCCTTTGTATATAAAAATCATAAAATTAAATCCATAGAACTTTTAGAAAATGTTATTGATGTAGGAACTCTTACTATTGATAGAAATGAGACTTATCATAACTATCATACATTTGCTCTAGAATCTGGAATTTACACCTGTAATTCTACCGGCGAAGTAAAAGACGATAGGAAATATATGGCGATGATGGAAGACTATTGGCTTCCAAGAAGAGATGGAGGAAAAGGAACTGAAGTTCAAACATTACCAGGAGGTCAGAATTTAGGAGAATTGAGTGACCTTGAATATTTCCAAAAGAAACTTTACAAATCTTTAGGAGTTCCCTCTACCAGATTGGACGCGGGTGGTGGATTTAATTTAGGTCGTTCTTCTGAAATCTTAAGAGATGAACTTAAGTTTACAAGATTTGTAGGTAGATTGAGAAAGAGATTTTCTCAAATGTTTACCGATATGCTTAAGACTCAATTAATTCTTAAGAACATTGTTTCCGTAGAAGATTGGGATAAACTTTCAGACCATATTCAATATGATTTCTTATATGATAATCATTTTGCAGATTTAAAGAAGAATGAAATTTTAAATGATAAATTAGGAGTTATCGCTGCAATGGAGCCATATCTAGGTAGATACTTTTCTGTTGAATATGTAAGAAAAAATGTTTTAGGTCAAACTGATACAGAAATGATTGATATTGATAAACAGATTAAAAAAGAAATTAAAGATGGAATTCTTCCAGACCCTAATGCAATGCCTCCAATGGATGCTGGAGGTGGAATTCCACCTCAACAAGGTGCAATTGGGGGTCAAACTTTAGGTGCTCCAGTAAAAGAACCTGGAGTTTCTGGAGCAGATATGAACCCACCAACTATGGGTGAAATTTAATTACACTAAATAAAGCAAATACTACATTTTATTTTTATGGAAAGTATCGGACAAATGATTATGAATGATAGAAGCCCTGATGCTATTCGGGATGCAATCATTAATACACTTTATACAAAGGCTGCAGAAAAAGTTGAGGACGTAAAGCCCTATGTTGCCGCTAATATTTTTGACGAGGATGAAGATGACGATGATGAATATGACGATGAGGATGAAGATGAGGATGAAGATGAGGATGATGAAGACGATGAGGATTGAGTGGGTAGAAGCTAATTTATAATATCATTGAAAATTTATAATTATAAATAGCTTATATAACTATATTAATTATGTCTGCATTTAAAATAGTACAAAAAATACCTTCTTTAACGATTGCGACTGCTGCTGGAATTTCAACTAGCAGCCCAATTTCCTTAAAGTCTGGTTATTTACGTATAGTCCCAAGTGGAAACTCTTATATTGAAATTGGAACAAATCCTGGAATTAACACCTCAAATTCAATTTGGGTTTACGCAAATACTGAATTAATTCTAAAGGAAACCGTCCGTTCTCAACCAGTTGTAGGTATAATTACAGGAACTAATACAACTGTAATTATACCAGAAGGTACTAGTTCTGCATTTGATATAGGTGATTATGTAGAGTTAACTGGAATTAGTGCAACTGGAATTAACACTAATTTTGCTCAAATTTTAAATGTAGATAATGCTACATATAATAATGGTGGATATTATAATGCAAAAATATCTTTAAATTGGAATACCTCATCTAGACCTCCAGTTACAAATGTATCTGGAGAAATAAGAAAAGTTACCAAAGTTGCAGCATACAATGATAGTGCAACTCCTAATACTATTCATATTACAGAAGTTCAAGTCGTTTCTAATTTCAGCTAATGAAACTAATCACAGAAGAAATTGAAAATGTAGAAGTTATCGTTGAACACGTTAACGGAAAGAAATGCCTCTACATTGAAGGCATATTCCTACAGGGTGACCTTCCAAACAGAAATAAAAGATTGTATGAGATGAACACTCTACGTGAAGGTGTTAAAACCTATACAGACCGTTACTTAAGTAAAGGTAGAGCCGTAGGAGAACTTGGGCATCCAACTGGTCCTACAATTAATCTCGATAGAGTATCCCATAACATTGTTTCATTAAAAGAAAGTGGCAATAATTTTATAGGTAGGGCAAAGATTTTAACATCTTTACCTATGGGTAAAATTGCTGCTGGGTTGTATGAAGAAGGAGTTAAGTTAGGAGTTTCTTCCCGTGGAGTAGGTTCATTAATTCCAACAGATAAAGGGTATAGCGTAGTTGGTAAAGATTTTATGCTTTCTACTGCCGCCGATATCGTACACGACCCATCTGCTCCTGATGCATTTGTAAATGGAATAATGGAGGGGGTAAGTTGGCTATATGATTCAAAGAAGCAAGTTTGGATTTCTGAAGGAATTAAAAATAAAATTGAGAATGATGCATTTTCTCGTAGATTAACTGAAGAAAGAAAATTACAACACTTTGAAAATTATTTAAGACTTATATAAAACTTAAAGTTTATAAATAAATACAGATTTAATACAGGAAAAATCGGAGAGTCCAAAATGCCTCGTGGAAAAACTAATTTACAAGAAATGGAAACTGGCACAAAGCAATCTCGTACTGCGGTGAATGCTGGAGCCAAACCAGCAGAGCCAATGTCTCATTTGACTACAGGTATTCCTGATGGTCAAAAAGCAGCAGGATGGGAAGACCTAGGTGGACCTACTCCAGAAAATTATCGCTCAACAGATGATTCATCTAAACTAAAAGACCCTGCAGCAATCTTATCACAAGTAAGAGATGTTGTAAATCGTGGAGCTAAAGCAGCCGAAGCGATGAAGAAAATGAAGGAAGAATTAGATGATGAGTATGATGAACTCATTGAAGAAGAGTCCAGCGAAGAAGATGAAGAAGATGAGGACAAGGAAGAAGCCCCAATGAAAAAGGGCAAAAAGAAAGCTAAAAAAGAAGAAGATGATGAGGATGAGGGAGAGGATGATGATGAGGATGAAGAAGATTCACCTATGAAGGAAGAGCTTGAAAAAATTGAAGCTCAAATTGAAGAAGATGTTGATGCTCTTCTTTCAGGCGAAGAACTCACCGAGGAGTTTAAATTTAAAGCAAGAACTGTATTTGAAGCTGCTTTAAACGCAAGAACCGAACAGATTGAAGAAGCAATCGTTCGCCAATACGAGCAACAACTCGTAGAAGAAATTGAAGTCATTGCAGAAGCATTGACGGAAAGAGTTGATGCATACCTTGAATATGTCGCTGATGAGTGGCTCAAGGAAAATGCATTAGCTATAGACCAAGGACTCCGTACTGAATTTACGGAAAGTTTCTTGGTCAATCTCAAGAACCTTTTTGAAGAACATTATGTATCAATTCCTGAAGAAAGATATGATGTACTTGAGAGTATGGTAGAAAAACTTGATGAAATGGAAACTAAACTCAACGAGCAAATTGAAAACAATATTGCTCTAAACCAAAGACTTGCAGAATCAGTCAGCGATGTAATCATCGGTGAAGTATCTGAAGGCCTTGCACTTTCTCAAAAAGAAAAGCTCGCTTCTCTTGCAGAAAATGTTGAGTTTGATGGTGAAGATAATTTTCGTGAGAAATTAGTTACTATCAGAGAGGCTTATTTCTCTGGTAAAACTGTTACTCCTAGGAGCACTCAAGACTATCTTGTAGAAGATGTAACAGAGACTACCTCATATTCTGCTCCAAGCAGAAATATGGAAGTGTATCTAAACGCTCTTGAAAGAGTTTCTAAAAAGTGATTTTTAAATCATAACAAATCAAACAAAAAACAATTTTAAACAGAGGTAAATTCAAATGCAAATGTTCAATGCAGAGCATCTGCAGGAAAAGTGGGCACCACTTCTAGATTATCAAGGTCTTGATGCTATTCAAGATTCTCACCGTAGAAT